GTAGAGCGGATGTAGATAGCTAACTCGTTGATTTTAAAGGGAGTCTACGAATCTACCGCACAACTGGCAAAATAGCCCCCTATAGGAGAGAAAAACATGAGCAATAAAATTACAAACACGAAACATTATTACCCACCCACACACTCTATAGAGCCTTTATTTCTTATTTATCTGTAGATTTGTAAAGTAAGTAAGAAAAGAGGAGGCAAATCAATGGGTTACAAGTCTACAAAAAAGTCTACAGCAGTCTACAAAAACCCCGCTTTGTAAACTGAAGGAGACCAGAAGGTGAGTAATAAAATTTCCCACAACGATGACGCGCAGTTCGAAAATCTGGTTACGGGCGCCGGGAAATGAAACCCAAACTGAAGCCTGACTGGTGCTGGGGGCTGCTGCCTCAGGAGGGCCGGTTTCACGCCGGCATCCTGCGCATTGGTCTCAACGGCAAGACCTTCATGGCCTATGCCGGGATCGGCCACGTGCCGCCGAGCGGCACCCTGTCCGGCATCTCCACCTCCGAGGTGACGAGCTGGGCAATGGACGTCGCGCAGCCGCTCGTCGGGGGCGAGCTGATGATTGTCGAGATCAAGACCTCGGCCAAGGCTGACCGCCGCGTCCGCTGGGCCTTCGATCAGGTGCAAGATGACGGCATGGTCCTGTTCCTGTCGCCCGATGATCTGGTCTGCGCCAGTGTGTTTCAGAAGATCGCCGAGGGGCGCAAGGTATGACCAAAGCCAGCAAGGACAGATACGGCATTCCGCCCGGCTTCGTGCCGAACCCTGAGGAGCTGCGCCAGATGCAGCACATCCTGCGCAGCATCGCGCGCGAGATCGAGGTGCTGAACGGTGACGGTATGCCGGTGCGCAGCATCCTGGTAGCGCTGCTGGTGAATGCGATCAAGCTGGCGATGCACAGCAAGGGCGTTCCGCCGGCCATGGTGCGCGCGATGTTCGACCACATCATGGCGCGCGAGACCGAGGAGACCGAGGAATGAGCCACGGCCCGCTGAAGCGCTCCCTGATGCCGTCTGGCAGTTCCGTGCTGGATGACAGCCGGCTGATCACAGAGGCCCGTGTAGTGGCTCCCGGCGGGCTTGTGGCGACCTATGGCGCCCGGGTCCGGTCGGTGCTGGAGCACCAGCTGCTGCGCGGCCGGATCACGGCCCGGCAGAAAGAGGCGGGTGACCAGCTGTACAGCTGCTGGGCGTGGGGGGTCGAAGGGGCGCGTCAGCCGGCCAAAGGCTGTTCGGCGTGGTCCCCGGCCGGCTACCGCGATGGTCAGCTCGACGCGCTGCAGCTCTATCGCGGGGCGCAGAAGCACATCGGGCTGGCGCGCTGGCCGCTGCTGTTCCACGTCTGCTGCCTCGACTGGAGCGTCCACCGGTTCAGCAATGAGGCGGGCCGCAACCGGGACGGACTGCAGGAAGTGCTGAGGACAGCGTTAGATGATCTGGCCGACTACCTTCGATTGCCGAAAGGCTCTTGACCCATTGCCGCATTGCGCGGTACTTCTGTGTCAGTATCGCATTCCTCCCTTTGGAAGCGGCTACTCGGATGAGGCAGACGACTCCCTGTAGACCCGACCGGTGACGGCCGGGTTTTTTTGTGCCCCCTGATAGCAGGCCCTGAACAGTGCAATTTCAACCCGGCCAATCTGGCAACCCTAGCGGGCGCCCGAGGGGTGATGCTCGCGTAAAAGAGCTGGCGCGCCAGTACACGGACTTGGCGATTCAGGCGCTGGTCAAAGCGCTCGACAGCGAGAAGACCTGCGTGGCGGCGGCTGTGGCGCTGCTGGATCGCGGTTACGGCAAGCCGGCCCAGGAGATCACCGGGCCTGACGGCGGGGAACTGATCACCCGCATCGATATCCATCTGGTGAAGGCTGCTGCTCCCGCTGAAGCCCCGCCCGACTACCATATCGGCGGCAGTCCGCTGGATATCCGGTTCCGCTGATGCGCGCCGAGTTCCCGGAAGCCTTGGAGTTTCTGTTCAGCCCGTCGCGTTACAAGGTGGCGTACGGCGGCCGGGGCAGCAGCAAGAGCTGGTCGTTCGCCCGCGCGCTGCTCCTCCAGGGGATCGCCCGGCCGATGTCGATCCTGTGCGCCCGCGAGATCCAGAAGAGCATCACCGATTCGGTTCACCGGTTGCTCAGCAGCCAGATCGAGGAGATGGGCCTGAGCGGGATCTACACCGTGACCAATAACGCGATCAGAGGCAGTAACGGGACCGAAATCACTTTCGCGGGGCTCAGGCACAACATCCAGTCGCTCAAGTCGATAGAGGGCTGTGACGTCTGCTGGGTGGAAGAGGCGCAGATGGTCAGCCGCTCGTCCTGGGAGACCCTGATCCCGACCATCCGCAAGGAGGGCAGCGAGATCTGGATCAGTTTTAACCCGGAGCTGGACACCGACGAGACTTTTAGGAGATTTGTCCGCGATCCGCCGCCGGGCGCCGTGGTCCGCAAGGTGAACTGGAGCGACAACCCGTGGTTTCCCCAGGTCTTGCGCGAAGAGATGGAAACCCTGCGCGAGCGCGACTATGACGCCTACCTCACGACCTGGGAGGGCTACACCCGGGCGGTCCTGGATGGCGCGATCTACGCCCGCGAGATCCGGCGGGCGACCACTGAGGAGCGCTTCACCCGCGTCCCCTACGACAGCAGCAAACCGGTCCAAACATTTTGGGATTTGGGTCGTGCTGATATGACTTCAATCTGGTTTGCCCAGCAAATTGGGTTTGAGTTCCGCCTGATCGACTTCTACCAGTCGCGCGGCTACGCCCTCGCCCACTACCTCAAGGTCCTGCAGGACAAGCCCTATGTCTACGGCATCAACTGGCTGCCGCACGACGCCCAGAATGAACTTCTCGCCAGCGAGCGGACGATTGAGCAGCAGATGCGCGACAGCGGGCGCGAGGTCCGGATCGTGCCCAAGGTCTTCGTGGTCGACGGCATCAATGCGCTTCGCACCATCTTCCCCCGCTGCTGGTTCGATAGTGAGCGCTGCGCCGATGGCATCAACGCATTGCGCCGCTACCGCTACGGCGTCAACCCGGAAACCGGTCAGTACACGCGGGAACCCCTCCACGATGAATCGAGCCACGCCGCCGACGCGCTGCGGTATTTCGCGACCGCGATGGAAGAGGGCAACGTGAGCGACTGGAGCAAGCCGCTCAAGGCCGACGTCGGGTGGATCGTCTGATGGATGACATCTGCGCACCGGTGCTGGTCTACATCGTTTTCTTCATCGCATCGGTCCTGGCCGGGATCGTTCTCGGCTGGACAATGAAGGGATGGCACGATGCCCGTTGATCGCCGTCCGCTGACCGATGACGATATCCGCTCGATCTGCTCAAGGGAAATCTCGGCTGCTGTAAGTCATATTGGCACGATATCAAGTGAAAGACAGCGTGCCTTTGACTTTTACATGGGCAAGAACTTGTGGGCGTCGAAGTCAGGCCAATCTTCTGTTGTCACAAGGGAGGTTTTAGAAACTGTCGAGTGGATAATGCCTCAGTTGTTAAAAGTATTCGCCAGTTCTGATGAGGTCGTGCGCTTCGAACCGCAGGGGCCTGAGGATGTCCAGGCGGCCGAACAGGCCACTGATTTCGTCAACTTCGTGTTCACCCGGCAGAACCCCGGCTTCCTCACGACACATACCTGGATCAAGGACTGTCTGATCGGCGGCCTGGGGGTGATCAAGGTGTGGTGGCTGGATGAGCCGAAGGTCCGGATGACCGACCTCCACGGGCTCAACCAGATGCAGCTGGCGATGCTGATGCAGGACCAGAACGTTGAGATCGAGGCGGCCGAGCCGGAACCGAACACCGCCATCGGGCCGGACGGCCAGCCGCTCCAGCTCTACACCGTGCGGCTCCGCGTCACCACACCTGATGGTAGAGTTTGCATCGAGCCTGTACCACCTGAAGAATATCTTTTCAGCCCCACCGTCAAGACCACGGAGGATCCGGGCCAGGGCCATCGGCGCCGGATCACCCAGTCCGACCTGATCGCCGAGGGCTACGACGAGGCCCTGGTTGACGACCTACCGAGCAGCGACGATGACGACGAATGGGGGGAGAAGGCGCACCGGTTCGACCCCAGCACCCTGGAGACGGTGCCGCGCGACCGCCGCGACCGCTCGTCCAGGTTGATAGAGTTGACCGAGTGGTACACCAAGATCGATGTCGACGGTGACGGCATCGCCGAGTTCAGGAAGCTGACGCTGGGCGGCGTCAACGAATCGGTCCTGCTCAACAATGAGGAGATCGACGCGCCCCCGTTCGCGGCGCTGTCGCCCGTGCTGATGCCGCACCGCCTGGATGGCCTGTCGCTGATCGACTTGGTGAAGGACTTGCAGGAGATCAAGACTGCGATCACCCGGCAAATGTTAAATTCACTGTATCTGGGAAACAAACCCAGAACATGGGCAGTAGACGGGCAGGTAAACTTCCAGGAATTGTTGACCTGTGAGGCGGGTGGTGTTGTCCGTGTCAAAGCACCGGGGATGATTGGCGAGCTGAATACTACGTTCGTCGCGGGTCAAGCCTTTCCTATGCTTGAATACGTTGACAAAGTCCTGGAAGGACGCAGCGGTATCAGCAAGATGGCGCAGGGTATCGACGCGAATATTTTGCATGGGGGTGGCAACACCGCAGCCAGCACCGCCACCGGCATCGCGGCGCTGCAGTCGGCCGCCGCCGCGCGGATCGAGCTGATGGCCCGCGTCATCGCCGAAACCGGGGTCAAGCACGCCTTCAGGCTGATCCTGAAGTTGTGCACAAAGTACCAGCAATCTGCAAAAGTCATCCGCCTGCGTAATCAGTGGGTTGAGATGGACCCTCGCGAGTGGAATACAGACTTCGATTTGACAACTGAAGTTGGTTTGGGGACTGGCAACAAGCTGGAGCAGATGAGTTACTTGGACAAGATTTTGACTGGTCAGAAGGAAGCCTTGGCAGTCGGCGGCCTTGGTGGTCTGGTTACTCCGGTTCACTTGTACCACACCTATGCAAAACTCATTCAACTTGCTGGCT